GCCATCCCGCTCACCATGGTGCGCATCACGCAGCCCGGTGACACCAGCCACCAGTGGTCCGTCTGGGGCATCAACTACGTCGCCGGCCCGCCCGGCGTGAACGTCTCGTTCGCCCAGATCCACTGCATCCAGTTCCGGTAGCCGCCATGCCAGACCAGATCGTCCTCGCCCCCAACCTCGCCAAGAAGGCCAGCGTCCGCAACTGGTTCAAGAAGACGCTCGCCCCGCTCATCAAGACGACGCGTGAGGAGAAGAACAACCTGATCCGGCCGCAGTGGCTGCGCTACTACAACGTGTGGGCGCTCAGGGGTACAGAAGCATCCTACCATGGTAGGTTGCGTATGTATACTCCGATCGGCCACCGCATCGTGGAGAACTGGGTCCAGAAATTGCGCGCTGACCTGTTCCCCGAATCGGGCAAGTGGTTCAAGAACACGCCCGACTCCACCATGCTCGAAGACCGGGGCCTGATCGTGCACGAGCTGATCATGAAGATGCTCAAGAAGCAGATCAAGGTGCAGAGCATCTTCCCTGGCTTTCTTCGTAACCTCTGCATCTTCGGCACCGCGCCCCTGGAGATGGGCTGGAAGCACGAGGAGTGGGAGGTGCCCACCCTCCAGCGCAGCCCGCAGCCGGGTGGCGGCTACGCGGTCGAGGAGGTGATGCGGAAGACCGTGCAGTACCTCGGCCCCACCATGCGCGTGATCGACCCCTTCCTCTTCTACGTCTACCCCTACACGCCGCAGCACCCGTGGGAGTGCGAGCTGCTGTTCGAGGACATGCTGGTCTCGTGGGCCACCCTCGAAAGGATGAGCAAGACACCTATAGATCCAGATAGACCTGAACTCGGGAATCAGGTGGAGAACTGGAAGGGCGTCAAGGCGCTGCGCGAGGGCACGAGCAGCAGCAGCACCGACACCGGCGACAAGTTCCAGGCCGAGCAGATCAGGCTCCAGGCCAGGGGGCTGATGTCCAAGTCGGAGAAGCTGAAGGACGACCCGAAGCGCCCGCTCGACTTCACCAAGATCGCCTGGTACGGCACCCTCGAAGCTAACGCTACAGAAAGCGACGAAGATACCTACCCTTCACCCGACCAGCCGCAGTGGTGGCAGCTCTGGGTGTGCGGCGACGACACTCTGGTGCAGGCACGCCAGAATCCCTGGTGGAAGCAGAGGCCCCCTTATCTAGCTGCCAAGTTCTGCGAGATGCAGGGCGAGTTCTGGGGCTACGGAGTGGTGTTTCTGCTCGACCACTTCCAGTACTTCATGAACGACACGTTCAACCAGACAGGCGACGGGCTGATCTTCTCGCTCAACCCGATCGTCGCCCTGGATGCAAATGCTGTCCAATTCCCCGACAGCATCCGCATGGCCCCCGCCGCACGCTGGTTGATCCGCGACCCGCGTACCAACGTGCAGTTCATCGAGCCGCCCAAGGAGTCAGCAAGTGCAGGTATACAGGTAATTAACTTTCTGATCGCTCTGATGAACGACGTGTCGAACGTCGCCCCCTTCGGCGGTGCCGGCCTCCAGACGGGTGGCCGCTCGCGCGGCAAGGCGGTCAACACTGCTACTGGCATGTCGATCGTCTCCGGTGAAGCTCTGCTCCAGGTGCGCGACGTGGTGTCGAACATCGAGTGGGGCGTGATGAACGAGTCGCTCGACTGGATGTTCTCGCTCCTCCAGCAGTGCCTCGATCGCGACCTGACGTTGCGCGTGGAAGGAGTGGAGGGCGCGCAGCTCCTCGAAACGACCGTCACCCGCGACTCGCTGATCGGCGGCTACACCTGGGAGTGGCTCGGCTCCACCTTCTCCTTCAACCAGAACGTGCGCACGCAGCAGATGCTCAACTTCATCCAGATCTTGGCTAGAATCCCACCGGAGTTTCTAGCCCAGGATAATGCTCGGGTGGACTGGAAATATCTGCTGCGCGAGATCTGGGCTACCGGCTTCGGTGAAAAAGAGGCGCAGCAGATCATCAAGGACATCACGCCCACCCGTGCCGTCGATGCCGCGATCGAGAACGAGCTGTTCTGGGTCGGCCGTGGCGAGGAGGTGACCGTCTCCCCCCTCGATGACGACATGCAGCATGCTCAGATCCACAACCAGTACCTCCAGCAACGTCAGGGCGATCTCCCGCTGGAGACGCAGACGCAGCTCATGCAGCACATCCAGCGCCACGCCGCCTCCTTCGCCATGAAGCAGATGCTCCAGCAGCAGCAGGCCGAGCAGGCAGCCCTCGCGCAGTCGATGGGTGGTGCCGCTCCCACCAACGGGCAGCAGAACGGGGGCCAGCCTGGCCAGGGCAACTCGGTCACCCCGTCTCGCAACGTGATGCCCGAGCCGCCCGGTCGCCCGCCGCAGACCGCCAACGATGGCGACATCCAGCGCCGTCTCCCCCGAGGTACCATGGAATGAAGAAACCTAAGCAAGGCAAGAGCCAGGCCCCGCCCATGGCCCGCAAGGTCAGCTCGACCGGCGAGACGCGCGACACGGCCATGTCGCCCGTGGAGGAGCAGCTCACCAAGAAGCTCGCCCCGCCCCGTCGGCCGAACAGGCCCGGCACCGCCAGCGCGCCGCCCGTCGAGCCCATCCCTGGCCAGACGCCGCTCGCACCACGCCGTCCGGTCAAGACGCCCATGGCGATCGGCCAGCGCCCGGTCATGGCGAAGACCGCTGCCAAGATGGCTAAGATGAGGGGTAAGTAGATGCTCCGACTCGGCTTCAACGAGCCCGGCGACGACACGCCCGACGACCACCCGCTCTTCGGTGATGCGGCGCAGAAGCAGCTCGCCGCCATCGAGGGCAGCGAGATCTGGGGCTACCTGAAGCAAGGTCTCGTGGCGACGCGGGAAGCCTTGTTCGTCTCGAAGCCGGCCAGCACCGAAGATCTCTGGCGCACCTGGGGTGCATTGGACGCACTGACCGCCCTCTTGCACACCGGCCCGGCCAGCGTGCTACAATACAGCCTGCTGGCTCGGAAGGTAGAAGAACCGGACAATCAAGAAGGCTACGTCGCAAAAGCTGCGATGTTCGAGGGGTAGCAGATGGCAGACGAACCAGCAGTCGATGTCGAGGCGATCCAGCGTGCGCTGGCCGAGAAGGAGCAGCTCCTGGCCAACGCCAACTCCCGCCTGACCGCCATGGAGGAGACGGTGAACGCGCTCCGTCCCCGCCCCGTGGAGCAACCCTTGCCACCGGGAAAGCGATTCGCCATCCCGCAGCACCTGCGCGCCCAGATCGCCGCCAATGGCGTCACCGACGCGGAGATCGACCAGAACGGCGACCTGATCGTGCCCTTCATCTCGGCCTACCTCGGCGCAGCCGCCACCGAGGTGATGGCGATCATCCAGCAGCAGTCGGACGAGATCACGCAACTGAACATGTTGCGCGACCTGGACACCTACCCGCACGCCGACGCGATGTACAAGGAGATGACCAAGATCCGGCAGTCCGAGCTGAAGCAGGGCCGCTACATCAACCCGGAGACCGCCTACCGCCTCGCGGTCGCCAACAACATCGACAAGCTCGGTGGCGGCACGTCTGGGGAGGGCCAGTTCGACAGCCCGCGTGCCGCCCCCGCCACCCCCGTCGCCGCCCGCTCCCGTGACGCCTCGGCCGGCAACATCTTCCGCACCGTGCGCGCCCCCGTCACCGCGCCCGAGAAGCCCGCCTCCAGCGCCGACGACCTGATGAGCATGTCGCGCGAGGATCGCCGCGCGTTCTTCGAGTCCCACGGCAACACCCCGATCCGCTAACTGCTAGACGGCTAAAAAGCCAGAAAGGAGTATACTGCAATGCCCGTAGAACCAAACCTCGCAACCTCTGGCTCGATGTCGCCAGACATCCTCGCCGTCTACATGATGGACGAGCTGCTCGACCGAGCCGAGAAGGACACCGTCTTCTGGAACCTCTGTGAAAAGAGCACCGTCCCGAAGGGCAGCGGCAAGACGGTGCAGTTCACGCGCTACGAGAGGCTGCCCCTCCCCGAAGCGCCCCTGGAGGAGGCAGTCACCCCGGCTGCCACCCCGATCACCCTCTCCACCGTCGATGCCGTGCTCGACCAGTGGGGCGCGGTCGTGTCGATGTCCGACATCGTGGTGCTGATCATCAAGCACCCGCTGGTGCAGCAGGCGCGCGAGCTGCTCACCCTCCAGCACAACGAGCTGGTCGATCGCGAAGTCCAGGTCGTCGCCATGGGCTCGACCAACGTCTACTTCGCCGGTGGGCGCACCTCGCGTGCCGGCCTGACCGTCGGTGATGTGCTCGCCACCGACGACGTGCGCAGGATGGTAGCTCGCCTGCGCCAGAACGGCGCTCCTCCGTGGTCCGGTGGCCGCTACAAGGGCGTCGTGGACCCGTTCGTGGAGATGGACATCTCCAAGGACAGCACCTTCCAGTTGCCAGGGACGTTCAGCCAGGTGGAGACCCTGCGAGATGCAACGATAGGTAGATGGATGGGCGTGGACTGGATGCGCTCCAACGGCATCCCGATCATCTCCCTCCTCGCCGCTGGCGACTACACCATCGCCGCCGGTGGCGTGACCACCGGCTTCACCGGCGGCACCGGCTTCACCGCCGGCTCGACCGTGCGCGTGCTGGTTACCAAGCTCGATCCGCAGACCGGCTTCGAGGTGGCCGTCGCGCCCGAGACCGCCGTCACCAACGCCTCGGCCTTCGGTGCCTCGGTGGTGATCAACACCGCCGCCTCCACCGGCACCTACAAGATCTACTCGACCATGCAGGGCGGCACCACGGGCACCGCCACCCTCCAGCTCCGCGTCAAGCACACTGC